CTTTTCACGAATAACCGCCATCAGGCTGGCGTAATGCGCGTCATTGTGGATGTGCTGGCGCAGCCAGGCTTCATCATGGCGATGTTCGATAATGGTATTGGCGATGTGGTGACTGGTACGCATACCGTTAGTGGCCATCACCGACAGTACGGCATCGGCCATCAGGGAAACGCCTACGTGTGGATCGCAAAACACCTGGCTGATACCTGCCAGTTGCCCCTGAACCTTTGCCACATCCAGCGTGGTTCCGCCCAAATCCACAATCAGCAGGATTCAAACGGACTCATGTCAGCCAGTGCCTTAAAGCCAGCCGGAATGGATTCAGGCATAACCCGCACGTTACGGATAGTGAATGCTTCGCCGTTCTGGTACTCCACCGGGCGCATAACGTTCGCTTTTTTGCGGCTGATGTTGGCCATGTCCGGCTGTGCGTTTGTGTCGAAATACTCGCTCAGTGGCAGGGTGACAACCACATCCACCTCCTGTGGCGTGATGCCTGATTTGACCAGCGCGTGATGAATGGCAATGACATTCACATCGCTGTACTGGTATTGCGTGTCGGTCGTCTGGACAAAGCGATCGCTGACCGGATCAAAACCATAGCGCACGCCATCAAGCATGTAGTTCGCGGGCTGCGTGCCACCGAACGGCGCAGACCATTCCGACTTGAAGCTGTTCGGGCTGATGGCGTTGCGGCGTTCGCCGTTCTCAGTCCATGCCAGCTTGATGTTGGTGGAGCCGTCGTCGATACAAATTTTCATGTCGCTTTTCCTTATGTTGATTAATTAATCGTTTACGGGATTCTGAAATCCCGTTTTTGCCTGTTTTGTGCGCGCTTCATATATCGCTGCGCGTTTTTTGGTCATTTACGGGATTCGTGAGTCCCGTTTCTGTCTGTTTTTTGTTTCCGCTGGTCAGGCCACCCCGCAGCAGGTCTGCTTTGCGGCGGGCGCGTTCAGTGGTTTCACTGATTCTCTGTGCGTGCTCTGCGTCGCGGATGGCGCGCAGCATGTCAGAAAGCACGGTAACGGGTGTTTTCATGGTGTTCTGGTCTTGCTGAAGTGTGGATGCCAGGCGTGCGGCGGCTTCAGGGTCTGATGCCCCCAGCTGTGCCAGATAGCTGGCGACTGGGTTATGGCGGATCTCCGTGCTGCTTACGCCATGATTACGGCTCAGGCGCTGCCAGAGCTGCGTGATTCGGCTGTCCGGGCGGGTATCCGGTTTGCGTACAATTTCAAATCCCTGCGGTGCAATGATGCTGCCGTCAACGTACAGACTGCCGCCCCGTAACAGGTGCTGCATCTGTTGTTCACCGATATGCAGGCCGAGAGATTCAGCAGACTCCCGCCATTCTTTAGCGAGTAATTCGTGGTTATCAGGCAAAGGCCGCTGCTGTTTGCGGCTCTGTGTCCAGCTCTGCATTTCATCACTGCTGTTTTTTGCCTGTTTGTCACGCAGCGAACGCATCAGCGCCCGGCGTTCGTGCCGTTTCAGTGAGCGCATCCATTCGTTCACTTCAACGCCGTCAGGGAGCTGCGGCCACGGTGCTGGCCGTTCTTCCGGCTGTTCTGTCCCGTTGTTGTCCGTTTCCTGTACACGGGGACAGTTATTGCCACGAGTCCAAGGGGCGGCAGGGCCGCCCTGAAGGTCAAAACCATTTTCGCGGGCGCTGTCTTCCGCTTCCGGTTTGCGTCTTACCAGCTTCCAGTTATCCGGATGCGTGCACACACGGGAGGATTCCCCGATGAGTGGTGACCAGATCCCGTAAATCTGTACGCTCTGTTCGCCGTAATCGTTCAGCTCATCGGCGAGGTCGTAGGCGGTGCGAATCAGGTAGTCCTTGCGTGGAACAAGTACGCCGCCCTGTTTCTCTATGTAGGTGGCAAAACATCCGGCATCAGCGGCAGCGAGTACCGCATCCATTGCGTCATCCTTCAGCCGTTGCGGGCCTTCCGGGTTGCGTGCCATCTGGCTGGCAAGGCGGCGGAGTTCACGCCACACCTGACGGGAGGGGATGCCAAAGAACTGGAACTGGCGGACCCGGTGAAGGCGCGCCCAGCCGATGGCGCGCTCCACGCTCTCGGCCATTGATTTTCCGGTTTCGTGGTCAACGCGTGGTTTGCCCGTTTTTGGGTCGATGCCATCCACGGCGCGGCTGTCCAGGTTCTTTCCGATGTAGGTGGCGATGTAGCTGGTTGGCGTGCCTTTTGAGCCGTCTACATACTCCGCCTTAAAGCGCGGAGTAATATCATCGCCCAGCTCGTGACGATCTTCCTGAATGGCAATATCGCGGGTGTGGGACACAATGGTGTCGATTTCTTCCGGATGGGCAAAGACCATCATATGCCAGTGTACGGTGCCGTCATGGTGAGGCTCCACCGTGCGGATGCCATACCAGCGCAGGCCGTCGCGGTTCAGTTTTTTGCGGACCGCCGCAAAAAACGTGTTAACCAGATAATCGCTGGAGTCGCGCATGGTGGCCCCGTTCCATTTGGGGTTCGGATGACCGTTCTCCGTTGTTGCGTGGTATTTTGACGGGCAGGTGACAGTCAGAAACACCGCTTTGTCACCACGGGCTTCGGCCAGAAGTTCCAGCCCCTTCATGGTGGCCATCATTTCTGCCTTACGGTGAACCGGGTTACTTACTCCCGCGTAATACACTGTCTCGAGATCAATCGTGAACCCGTCTTCGTTTTCCAGCATGAAACTTTTCAGGAAATCGCGTGTTTTCTCGCGCTGTGCGCGAAACTCGCTTAACGCGTCCTGGCTCAGATAGGGTGATGTTTTTCTGGAAACCAGACAGGCGGCGCGGAGTTGTTCTTCTCTCCACTCGCAACGTAACAGCCACAGTTTGCGTTTCCACCATTCCGCACAGGTCAGGCGAAGGATTGCGCCCGGCAGCAGCTCCGTGTCCGGTTCGTTCCTCCGGTCTTTGTCTGTTGTCAGTGCGTCATAATGTGGAGGCATGGCGTGCAGGTGTAACGCCATGCGGGCCAGCATCTGATACGCCTTCAGCGTTACATCCATGGTCAGTTCGCCATCAGTCGCGCCAAAGCCATCGCAGAGTTTTTCGAAGGTGCTGCTGAACATCGCCGCCGTCATGGTGGCCAGCGTCTGTATCTGGTGTTTGTTGAGCTGCGGCAGGTAAAGCAAATCGTCCAGGCGTTCGCGTCCGGCAAGGGAGCGATAACCCGGTGTCAGCCAGCGGCTGTCGGTGCGGTCCAGACGTTCGAATATTTTGCGCAGGGTTCCGCGTGCATAGCGTTCCGCCTGCCAGCTCTTTTTGCCTTTCTGACGATCGGCTTCCTGCTTCTTGCGCAGGAAAGAGAGGTGGCGGCTCAGAGGCTCTCGCAGATAAACGGGAAGCGCCTTCAGTGTGGCAAAGGCACGGGCTACCGGGTCTTGTTCTGTTGCCCGGCGCTTACTGATGATGCTCTGTGCCAGCTTTTCACGCTGTCCGGCTTCCTCAAGGGATGCCATGAGTTTTTTACCCACGGTGGATTGTGCGAAAAAGGCTTCTTCCTTCGCTTCCTGTTCTTCCTGTGCCCTTTTGTCCGCCTCAAGGTAGTAACGGATGGCGCGTTGCAGGTCGGTTTCAGTTTCCTGCCTGCGCTCCGTAAATCTGGCCGGATCAATGGCTGGCCGTGGTTCATTCCAGCTCCATGCAAACTCACTCATGGCTGGTATCCCATCACGCGCTGCCACTCCTGCGAGAAGAGGGTGGAAAGGCGGTTAAATTCAGCGGTGTATTCACTCAGCGAGGCACACCCGCCAGCAGTGCGATGCGCCAGCATTGCCGCGAATACGGAGGCCGGGGAGTCGTAATACGCCAGCAGTGATTCGCCGTGTGGTGTCAGGCAGTGCAACGCCAGCCCGTGTGGTGTGAAGTCCACGCGGTAGCAGTCGTCTACTGTGAAATAAAGGGTGTCCGCATTCTCCGGTTTTGTAGTGCGTGCTCTGTTGTCACGACCACGGATGTAAAGATCAAATAATCCCTGAAGAACGGGAGCCAGACGGGTGTCCTGTGTGCGCACCCATCTTGTGAAGTCATGAGCGTCAATCATGCTGCAATTCTCTTTACTACAGATGTGCGAAGGCCTCCCGCCGCAAGGTGCAGGAAAGGCCCGGAACAGGAATTAATGGAGTTTGTTTTGCTGCTGGATGAGCTGCTGAAGCTCGCGCAGATCATCCGCCAGATAGCTGAAAACAGCGGATGAGTAGAGGTTTGAAAGTTCGCAGCTACGCTCATGCAGCATATTGATGTGCATGATTTTAGCGACGCGGAATGCGCGGGAAAGTCTGCGGTTGATTTCAGTCTGGATGTGACGACGCTCCGCGATAGCGCGGTGCTGTTTGCGGTTTGCCATGATATGTGGCCTCTTGTAGTAAGTTGTGAAAACTCACCATCCAGAGGTTCCAAGCTCGGGGTGGTGAGACGTACAGGGTTGGAACTACCGGCTACAAGAGATCCCGGCCCGACCGAAATCGGCCCCGTACGCCCCACCATAATTCGTGTGCGAAAAAGACGTGGCAATACAGTACGCACAAAAAAACCGCTGGCGCGGTTGTGCGCTCTTGTAGTCTGCGGGGTTCCAATCCCGGCACCCGTTTTATGAGGTGCAGCGGAAATGTAACCTGACTGATTGCGGCATGGCAAGCGGTTTTTTTGTGAGAACGGCATACTAAAAAATCCTGATGCTGCTCCGGCCAGCGGTTTCCACTGGCCGGGTTTAATTACTTCACCGGAACAAACGGAACAGCGGTATTACTGGTCATGTATTGCGGCAGCGTGCCGTTCCATTTGTTGATAGCTTCCAGCTCCATAACGCCGGGGTTCTGGCGCAGAGCTTCACCGCGCAAACGAATGGCGTCGGCTTCAGCCTGGGCTTTTGTGCGAATGGCATCAGCCTGTCCGGCTGCTTCTGCGCGTAGCATGTTGGCTTCTGCTTCGCGCTGCTTGACTTCCTGTTCGCGTTGCAGAGTTTTCTGGTTTGCCGTGACTTTGGCATTAATGCTGTCGATAACGGTTGGTGGGTATTCCGGTTTACCGACATAAGAGAGGCTCATTACCTGAATGCCGATAGGTGTCATTTCTGCCTGAATGTCTTTAAGTGCTGAATCCAGCAGTTCAGACTTGCCACCGTCGATAAACTTATCGGTGGTCATTTTGCTGGCCAGTCGGTTGAGTGCATCGGCGATCTTTTGGCGCAGGTCAGTGTCGGTAATGTCATCCACGCCTTTGCGGTAGGTCTGAAACACTGTGGTAACTTTGGATGGATCAACCTTGTAGGCCACACCGATGTGATAGCCGATGGTTGTGCCGTCACTCATCTGAAAGCTGAATGGCTCATCGTAGGTCTTCATTTGTTTGAAGGTCGGGAAGATGTAAACCTCGGTATTCCAGCCTGTCCAGTAGCGGCCAACGCCAACCACTTCACCGACGCCTTTATCGTCGCCCAGTTTGTTGACTTTGATGCCCACATTACCTGGCTCAACGCGATCGCAACCAACCAGCAGGATGGCGGCAAAAAGCGGGATAATCTGAAAGAGTTTGAATTTCTTCATTGTTTGATTTCCTTGATGTACTTACTGAAAAGGCGAACAACGCCTGCCGGGTACAGCATGGCAATGAAAATGCCCAGCAATACCAGGAAGGAGCTGTCTGATGAAATCATTCGGGGGAGTAGTCCTGCATACAGAATGAGAGAAAAGAGGACGCATACCAGCGCCCACATGTATGCGCGAAACCAGGTCCTTTCGTTCATGTCGGTTGCTCTCTTTTGTTATTCAGGAAAAAGTCAAAAACGTTATCGATGCGCATCATGAGTTCGCGCTGCATCGCTTCTGGTGTTTCTGGTTCGCCAGGTGATCCAAACCCAGCGAAGAAATCACCGATCTCGCTTTGAATGAGTTCCTTTAGTGTTGGCGGGGAGCTCAGGCGTGTGCGGCGATGTCTGCGTGTAATTCTCCTTCTGTTCATCCGTGTGACTCCTGTAACTGTCGGACAGGGCTCACACGGAATGGCAGTGATTTTTGGGTAGACATTCTTTGTACGGCAGTCGTCAGTTCACGTGGTTCCTGGTGGTTGATGGTGCTCATGCTCTGGCTTCCTTCAGTAGCTGGTTAAACATGTGGGTTAGTGGGTTGCCACACCCGAACGGCATCGGGTTTACGTGGTAAGAAGCCTGGCCTCCAGTTTTGCGAGCGCGACCACCTGTGCTGCGGTTTGTTCTGATGACTAAGCCGCCGCGCCAAAGTTGGCGTAACTCAGCATTAATGGCTGTGGTTGGAGTATTCAGTGCTGCGGCGATCTCTCCGCCGCTACACCCCGGATGAGTAGCGATGTAGTCCAGAATGGTCATCTGCGTGGCTCCTGTACCTGTCGGATAAGGTTTACCCGCGCCACATTAGTGGCGCAGAAGTAAGTGCCGTCAGTGAGGTAGATGTGGTGTGCATCCTTTTCCGAACGATGTTTGTCGATAGTGGTAATCAGGCGTTCGTCGACCTCGTATTCGCGCCCTCTGGAGGTAAAGCGAACGACGGGAAAATGCTTAATTGCCATTGCGCCCCCTTTGTCCAGTAACTCTATGCGTTAAATACGGTGCACTGTGCGTCATCAATGAATGCGACTTGAGAGCGCTCTATCAGGCGGAGATTTGTCAGAATTTCTGATTCCCTTATGGGGTGAGGAGTGATCAGGTATTTATCCTGTAACCCGGCGATAATGGTGTATCGCTGTAGCTCCGAGCCAATTGTGTAAATAAGGCGTCCGGTGTTAGACAAATCCAGTCCGGTGACTGGTTGTGTTCTGAGAACCGCCAGTTCAGCATCCTGTTTTGCGATAATTTCGGCTGCTTCTGCCGTGACTCTTGCGACTATCAGTGTGTGGGTTGCGACGTCCATATGTGCATTTGCCACGGCTTTTTTCGCTACTTCGTTTTCTGTCTTTGAAATTTCTTTCAGTGCTCTGATGATACCTTCTTCTTTTGCGTGCATTTTTGTATCTCCGTTATTTGCGTGTGCGAATACCTCCGTTAATACGGAAGGTTTTCACGTTTTCTTATTTAATTTGATGCTTTATTTGTATCGTTATTCACCAGTGAAAAAGCGTTCAATCTTTTTTACTGAATGAATAATTCGCATAATCCCAATGGCGCAGGCCACCGAAATAATCAGAACAAGCCATGAGATAAATATACTCATGCGATATTCCCCAGCTTATACGGTTCAATATGTTCCCCGCATTCTGCGGCACAGATCAGCTCGGAAAGTTCGTTAAGTGCATCCAGATCATCAGCGTAAAAAGCGACGTCATACAAACTCCGGATTGCCCTGGTCAATGAGTCACGGGCTGCACGTTCAGCATGAGCGCCTGATGCACTTAAGCGAAAATAAAATCGTTCAAGTGCTTTGTTAATGAGAGTTTTATATTCTTTGCCCATCGCAACGCCCTTTAATCTGCTTTCTGTATTTCAGCTTCTGAATCCATACAAATAATTTCGATATATGGTTCATCGCCATTAACCTGACGTGCCTTTTCAGCTTCGCTAATGATTTCTCGCACGGTCTGGTACGGAAGCTCCACAGTCAGGCGCGTACCGTTCAGATAAACGTAAGTAGCTGCGTTTTTTTCGGATGGAACAACTCCGTCAATGGCTGATGCGCGTAATAACAGTTCACCGCGAAAATCAATAAAACGGATAAATACACCTTGTGCATGCTCTTTGGTCATAAAGCACCTGTTATAAATCAGCCTGTTTAATAAAACTTTGCCCACGAAGCAGACGATCAACCGTGCGAAGTGCTTCGTATAATGTGAAATCCTGCCCGAATTGATTGTCGCCGCAGCTCAATGCAAAAATGCGGTTTCCGGTAAACGGATTGCGTGGGCATTTATGGACCACGATTCCAGCTTTCTCAATCAGCCAGGCATGCTCGCCGATTTGTTTTACTGGGTAGCCATCCGGCGTTGCGTGTGTATCACTCAGGCTGTAGCGGATGTTGCTGCGTGATGCACTGGTAGCGAAACGGTTAGCGTGGCGTTCAGCACCATTACGAAAGCGTGAATTACGTTGCTGTTTCATATCAAAACTCCCTGCATCTCATGCAGCAAAATTAAGAAAGCCTAATCCCAAATCTTCCGCCAGCTTCTTGGCTTTCTTAAGCCAGTGATTGCGCCAATCTTTACGCTCAGGAGGAAGCTGTTTCGTTGCGTCATAGACCATTTCGAGCCACTCATTCCAAAGGATGAGAAGACGGCGCGAACTCCCTTCCTCGCCTAAAACCTCGCGCTCAGTAGTTAGAGGGATGAGTCGACGCTCTACCAACTTTCTTACGGCTGATTCGGTCTTACCTGTGCGGCGGGAAAACTCATCGACGGTGATGGGGTCTGGGATCTTAAACAATGCCCTCAATAGTTCTTCATTCATGTGATAATCTCCCTGTTTGGGGTATTTCTTGCGACGGATGCCCCAAATCAAACTCATTTGTATAAACATTAATACAGACGTTGGAGAATTGCAACATGCGTATGACTATTGGAGAGCGCATAAAAATCATGCGTGAAAGCGAGAGACTTACTAGCCTCCCGGATACAGCAAAAATGCTTGGTTTAAACCGTGATGCTCTGTGGAGATATGAAAGCGGTAAAACTATCCCTAATGCTGAAGTAATTGAGCAAATACTAAACAACCCCAGATTTGAGAAATATGCGTTGTGGTTTATGACTGGGAAAATTGCGCCTGAATCCGGGCAGATAGCTCCGGCTCTCGCACACTATGGGCAAGAGCCAACGGACTTACCCCCATCCGAAAGGAAAATTGGCTAACCCTTTATTATTCTTACGTTTTACAAACTGGAAATGTCTTTCCTCGTTTCACCGGAGGGCTTGCCAATGGCAATTAAAGCGCTCGATGGTGGACGGTATAAAGTGGATGTTAGACCGCGTGGCCGAAGTGGACGTCGGATTCAGCGGATTTTTAAGAAAAAGGCAGATGCAGTGGCCTTTGAGCGTTATGTTCTCAGCCACATGCACGATAAGGAATGGCTTGAAAAGCCAACAGAGCAACGTCATCTCTCAGATCTGCTTCCGTTATGGTGGGAATTGGGTGGACGCAATAAGCCATATGCTAACGGCGTTCTAACCAGGTTGAAAAAAATCATCAAAGAAATGAATGATCCAAGGGTTAGCCAGATTAATGCTCGTTTCATGGCCGCTTATCGAAGCTCCCGTTTATCCTTGGGAGTAAAAGAGTCTACTGTTCGGCGTGATGAGTCGGATCTCGGAGGAATGTTTACACTCCTGGCAAATGCCGGGGAATTTCACGGAGAAAATCCGCTCCGCGCCCTCCCCTCTTTGAAACGAAAATCACCCGAAATGACGTATCTCACCACGGAAGAAATCGCCAAATTACTGGATGCAGTAAGCGGTGATGCCCGGCGGATTACGCTACTTTGTCTCAGTACTGGGGCGAGATGGGGAGAAGCGAAAAATCTGCGCGCGGAACACATCATCAATAATCGCGTGACGTTTAACAAAACTAAAAACGGAAAAGTTCGAATTATTCCTGTCTCTGATGAAGTTGTTAGTGAGATCAAAACAAAGAAATCCGGCCTTTTGTTTGACGTCAATTATGAGGAATATCGCAAGGTGCTTCGCAGTGTTAAGCCAGACCTACCAAAAGGACAGGCTGTACATGTTCTACGCCATACCTTTGCTGCTCACTTTATGATTAATGGAGGAAATATACTTACGCTCCAGCGAATTATGGGGCACGCTACGATCCAGCAAACTATGACCTATGCGCACCTCGCTCCTGATTTCCTCCAGGATGCAATTTCACTTAATCCGTTAAAAGGAGGCATCCACATTTCATCCACATAA